TGTGTTGATTATTTTGGTGGTTAAGCATGCTTTAGATATTAAAAAAGAACATTTTACTAAGGATAAATAATGGCTAAGATAACAGCAATACAACGTGAAACTGCTATAGCGGCAGACCAAGCAAAAATACAAAAAGAATGGGCTTCCACTTCATCAAGCATTAACCGCTTAACCTTAGAGTTAAAAGAATATGCAGCATGGAAAAACTACAATTATTTAAATGGTAATAGTGATTTTGATGCTGAAGACATGGCAACTCTTAATGCTCAGTTTCAAGCTATTGTTTCAGAGCTGCAATCAAATATGATTTTGATAGCTGAAATTGGAGCTATACCAAACGCAGACCTTGCCACCTATGAAACAAATAATAATCAGTACATATTAGATAATGGTATTGATGTTGCCGAATATGATAAACGCTATCAGGTTTAATTAAATGGCTTACGGCTGTACTATAACAGTTGACACTGGGAAAATCCCTAGTAGCCAATCGAACTTTGCTTGGTTAGCTACTGAGGATAATTTCCCTACTGCCGCTATTGATGGCGGGGCTACCTCAATACTAAACGGCGGCGGTAATCTACGCTGTTACACTGATGACACGAAAGCAACACAACTACCTATTGAGGTTGTTACATTCGTGACGGGTGGCACTCCTAGCGTTCAGGTTTGGGGTTTATCTCCTAGTCTTGCGGTTGGTGGTACTGTTTACATTGAGGCTGATAGTGTAGCTACTACGCAACCAGCTGTTACAGATACTTATGGTAGGAATGCTGTTTGGGTTGATTATGAGTTAGTTATACATGGCGCAACAACTATAGACTCGACTGGTACGCACTCGCCATCAGTTGTTGGCTCTCCTACAACAAGCTCAGTTGCTTTCGGTGATGGTTATAATTTAGATGCAAATACCAAATGGGTTCAAATTCCTCATGCAGCAACACTAAATATAGAAAAGAATTATTCTATTGATTTTTGGGTTAATCCGAGTGGTACCCCCGTTAACGGCACAGCATACATCGATAAGGTTGATTCTGGGAATTCCACAGGGTTTAGGTTTTTGACGGGCGGGATAAACAATGTAAGAACTAGACATCCAAACCTTTCTCTTTCGAATTTAGATTCTACTGACTCGTCAGGAGCGACTAAGCGCCTATCCTCTGATATGGATGGTACAACTAGGCGCAATATAATAAACGGCGCTAGTGCAGGAAGTGACACACCAACTGGAGTAGTCACAAATAATACAGATGATTTATATATAGGGCATTCCATAGCGTTTCCGACGGATGCATTTAACGGTGTTTTGGGTGATTTTTGGATTTCATCTTCAAGTCGAGCGCTGAGTAAGAAGGAGAGTGAGTACAACAACCAATCTTCACCATCTACATTCTGGACTACTAGCGCATGGATTGATTTAGGCGGCGGTATAACAGTAACAGCACAGAGCCAAGACTATAACGTTAACTTTTATGATGCTATTGTTGATCTATCTGGTGAAATATCGGTAGCTGGAGAATCGCAGCCTTATAACGTAATATTCTACGATGCAATTATTGACTTTACTGGTGAGGTTTTAGTTGACGCTGAATCTCAAGCTTATCAAGTGCAGTTTTATGACGCGCAAGTAAGTTTAATTAGTGGTATAGAAGTTCAAGCACAATCTCAGGGTTACGATGTAACTTTCTTTGATGCTTCTGTTCAGTTATCAGGAGAGATAATTGTAAGCGCAGAAGATCAAGCGTACAGCGTAACTTTTTATGATGCTGCAGTATCTATCACTGAACTATGGACAGATAAACCAAAAGCAGTTACTAATTGGACAGATCAAGCAAAAACTGCAACAATTTGGACAGACAAGTAAATAATGTTAAAATAAATAAAACTTTAGAGGAATTATCATGGCACTAGGTACAGTTTACGGTTTCAATGACGTAACAAAACAGTTAGGTGATGGCTCGTATACTTTAGCTAGTGATACGTTAGCCTTTTACTTTATAACAGAAACAGCAAGCGCTATTAATTTAGACGCTAGCAATCCTGTATTGACAGACTTCACACAAGTCGCATCGGGCGGTAATTACACAGGTTCATTCGCTGGTGCTTCTGTAACATGGGTTAGATCAACAACATCGACAACATACGATGCAGCAGACTTGTCATTACTTAAAGATGCAAGCAACCCTGTTACGGTTAAAAGTATTATTGCGGTGGACACAACAGCAAGTAACAAAGTGTTTTGTGCGTGGGATATGACAACCGATGACGGGGTAACATCACCTGATTTAATTAACAATGACCTTACATTTACTATAAACGCGAACGGAATATTCCAAGTAAGCAAAGTATAAACCGTCAATAATATGACAGCGAATAATCTCTAAGGAGGACTCGCAAAATGAAAGAACCATTCTGGAAAGCAAGAAGTAAGCATGGTAGGGATAAGATATTCAAGACTCCTGATCAATTATGGAAAGCTGCGTGTGAGTATTTTCAGTGGGTAGAAGACAACCCCTTAAACAAAGCTATAACCCACCAAGGAGTAGTTACAGGTCAAGAAGATTTAATGCGTCCTATGACTGTGAAAGGTCTTTGTATACACCTCAATGTAAACTCTAAGTATTTCAATGACTTTAACGCCGCATTAGATTTAAACACCAATGAGGGAAAAGATTTTTCCGAAGTCTCAACAAGAATCCGAGAAATTATAGACACTCAGAAGTTCGAAGGGGCTAGTGCTGGCTTGTTAAACCCAACAATTATAGCTAGGGATTTAGGCTTAGCTGACAAGCAAGAAACAACTACTGTTGAGCTTTCTCATGAGCAATGGCTAGATTCCCTTGAGTGATAAACGCCAACGATTAAAAGATGACTTTGATTTTTACGCTAGAAACTGTTTGCAGATAAGAACAAAGGAAAGCGGGTTACAGTCATTCTATTTAAACGAAGCTCAGCAATACATTCATAATCGCCTAGAGCAGCAAATAAAAGAAACTGGCAAGGTCAGAGCTATTCTTTTAAAAGGTCGTCAGCAAGGCGCGTCTACTTATGTGGGTGGTCGATTCATTCACAAAACAACCCATAACAAAGGTGTAAGAGCCTTCATACTTACTCACGATGGTGAGTCAACAAACGCATTATTTGAAATGACAGAGCGCTATTACGAGAACTTACCTCAATTCGTTAAACCTTCTGCTAGCGCTGCTAACGCTAAAGAATTGCATTTTGGTGTGTTAGATTCTGGCTATAAGATAGGAACAGCAGGAAACAAAGCTGTAGGTCGCGGACAGACTTTACAATACTTTCATGGTTCAGAGGTCGCTTTCTGGATGAATGCCAGCGAACATACTAAAGGAATTATGCAAGCAGTACCAGACGCACCGGGAACGGAAGTTATATGGGAAAGCACAGCAAACGGTGTAGGTAACTTCTTTCACGAGCAATGGAAGTTAGCAGAGAAAGGGCAATCAGAATTTCAGGCTATCTTTGTTCCTTGGTTTTGGCAATCGGAGTACAGAAAAACATTACCTGATGGCTTTAAGTTGACGGAAGAAGAAGAAACGCTAGCTAAGCAATACAGCTTAGATGAAGAGCAAATGTTTTGGCGCAGAATGAAAGTAGCAGAACTAACTACTGATGGCGTGGATGGTAACAAGGCGTTCAAACAAGAATACCCAATGAATGCAGCAGAAGCTTTTCAGGTGTCTGGTGGTGACGGGCTGATAACTGCTGACCATTGCATGAAAGCAAGAAAAGAAACTGTTAGCGGTAATGGTGCGTATATTGTTGGAGTAGATCCCAGTCGAGGCGGCGATAGGTTCGCTATAGTGCGTAGACAAGGCCGCAAGATGTACGGCATGGAGTCATACATAGGCGAACAATGTAATAAGTTAGCCAAAAACGTAGCTATATGTAAAAAGATACTCGACACCAAATGCCCCATATCAAAAAAAGAGCCTGATATGATGTTTGTCGATTACGGTGCTGGTGCTGACTTGGTTGATAGGCTTCACGAGCTAGGGTACAAGAAACGAGTTAAAGCGGTACACTTTGGTTCAACCCCTTTAAATCCTGAACGGTACACAAACAAACGCAATGAGATATGGCAAGAAATGCAGTTATGGTTAACTGATGAGTCACTACCAGCGCAAATACCCGACGATGATGAGATGCAAGCAGACTTATGCGCCAGCCCTTATTCATGGGACGCTAAAGAAAGGCGTGTGTTATGGAAAAAAGATAGGATAAAGCAAGAGTACGGCTTTAGCACTGATTACGGGGATGCTGGTGCCCTTACTTTTGCTGAGCCTGTTAGAATGGATAATAAGAAGCGCAAACTAAACTATGGTAAGTCTAATATCGTGTAGACGGGCTCTTTCCTGTAGTGTTACCAAATGAACGAGGCGCGGATAACTGCTTAGTGGCTTTGCCTTTGCATTTTTCACACTCAACAATCTTTACATGGTCAGCAACTAGCCTTTCTTGCTCTAGCTTACAGTTACCCACTTCGCATTTAAATATCCTGAGTTTTTTCATTTTCTTTATATTCCCCATTGCAGTAAACAGATATAGGCTTGTAGAAAGTGGCTATCAAACCAACCCCTACAAAGTCGAAATTTACATAGTCATTAGTAACGTCATAGGTGTGTGCGTAGACAGTTTCAGGATTAGCATTACTATCGTAAACTTGGTACTTGTATAGTTTATGTTCTTTCATTTAATTTATCCTCTAATCCTCTGCACATATCCTCTAGCTGTGTAACTAATTTATAGTTATTACATCTAGCATTGTAAGTGCCTATCCTCATACTCCATCTAGTGCAAGCATCTTCAACTGTCCATCCTTTCGATGTAAGTATTCTTGTTGCGTTGTGTTTTATCATTCCATACCTCGGTAGAGCGCGTATTCAGTGTACGATTATCGCACATTTTAACACTAAGGTAAAAGCGATATAATATTACAATCAACTCAAGAGGTTTATTCGATGCCTAAAATGTCAGATAGTGAATTAGTCTCTATCTTATCTCAAGCAGAAAACGACGCAGCAGAGTACAGCGGCGAATTCTCACGCGAAAATGAAAAGTATTTAAAAGGTTACTTGGCTGAGAAGTCAGGTGATTTTGCTGCCTTACCAGATCAATCAAGCGTAGTATCAACTGATATTGCGGATGTTGTTGAGTCTGATATGCCAAGCTTGGCTCGTATATTCTTGGGTTCTGGCGATATATTAGAATTTCAAGCTAACACTGAAAATGAAGCAGAAGTAGCTGAGGCAGAAGAAAAGACTAAATATGTAAACTGGATTATCCGCAACCAACCAGAAAGCTTTCAAACTCTCCATAACTGGATGAAAGATGCAGAGATTCAAAAGAACGGCGTCGTTAAATACTTTATTGATGAAAAGAAAGAGGTCGAAGAGGTTGAGTATACTGGTGTTGATGGTGCTGAAATCGCAGCTATTCAAGAAAGCTTACAAGGCGCAGAAGTTGATAAGGTTAAAGTTGTAGTATCTGAACAATTAGAAAACGAACAGCAAACCTTTGATATTAAATTTCGTGTTACTCGTGAAACTAAAAAGATTTGCATTGTTAATGTTCCTCCTGAAAGATTTAGAATTACTCGTAACGCTACAAGCTTGGATGATGCAGAGCTTGTTGGTGACGTTGTAGATGATGCAACAAGAGGTAGCTTGCTTGCTCAAGGATTTAGCAGGGATTTAATAAACCAGTTGCCAACTATTTCAGGCAACACCGATTCAGGTCGCGGCACTAGTAGTAATTTAAATGCTATCCGTAATCGCGATCAAGGCGGTGCTAATGATTCTGAAACTATTAATGATTGGGCCAGTCAAAGAGTCGAGTTAAAAGACCTGTACGTTAAGGTTGATTATGACGGTGACGGTATAGCAGAGCGTCGGCATATAATGGTTAGTGGAAATAAGGTTCTTGTTAATGAATCTTTCAACCATGTACCATACGCTTCACTGTCAGCTGTATTGATGCCACACAAGGCTATCGGTAGAAGTAGAGCAGAAATCACTTACGAAACACAAAGACAGAAAACAGCTTTGCAACGTGGATTGAATGATAATATCTATATGGTTAACAATCCTCGTAATGTCGTTCATCCTGATGTTGATTTAGATGATATGCTAACGGTAAGGACTAACGGCATCGTTAGGCTAGATGATGATACTAATGTTCTACCTCAAAACGCCGTTATGCCTTTGCAAATCCCTTATGTTGGCGATAGAACATTACAAGTCTTACAGTATGTAGACCAAACAAGAGCGCAAACAACTGGAGCTTTACTTGCTAATCAAGGTTTGGATTCTGACGCAATAGGGCGAGAAACAGCCACACGATTTGAAGGTGTTCGCGATGATGGTCAAGCTAAGATTGAATTGATCGCTCGTAACTATGCAGAGACAGGCTGGCGTAAACTATATGAGGGTATCGCGTGGCTTGCTTCTCGTTATCAAGATACAGCAACAGAGTTTAGAGTATTAGGTAAAGCATTAACTGTTAACCCTAGCGGATGGAAGTATAGCCATCATGTTGAATCTAAAGTTGGTTTAGGTGCTGGTAGTAACGAGCAATTAATTGAAGCTCGACAAGGTATATACACTATTCAGCAGCAGTTAAAAGCTGGTGGATCAAAAATTGTTGACGATGAAGGGATATACAAAAACCTAGCTGCATTAACTGATGGGCTTGGATTTAATCGATCAGAGCAGTTATTTAATAATCCTGTAGAGCCTAGTGAAACATTACGCGCTGACAACGAACAGTTAAACGCTATGGTTTTACAAATGCAAGAAGCTATGCAGATGCAATCCGAACAAATTAGAC